AGTAAGTGCTACGCAAGCGGCACAGTCAGATCCAAATGATCCTAGACTGCAAGTGACTGCTGCGCAACAAACGCAATCTTCTGTAGGTAACTTACAGGCAGCGCAGGGTAATGCAATACTTATAAACAACCCCGTTCAACGTCAGATACAACAAGGTGAATTAATTAGTGGTACAGGTGTAGATGCTGCTAAAGCTGCACAGGTAACTGCGCAGACACAAGCTGCAGCAGCTACAGCCAATCCATCAGCACAAACTATGGTGGCTACACAGCTTGATGGCTTGATGCAACAGTTCCAAGGCGGTGCTACACCAGCATGGGCTGCAGGAGCCATGAGAGCCGCTACATCGGCTATGGCTGCACGAGGGCTAGGTGCATCATCTGTAGCTGGACAGGCCATTGTACAGGCTGCTATGGAGTCTGCAATGCCTATTGCAATGGCAGATGCACAGACAGTAGCTAGGTTTGAGTCACAAAACTTATCAAACAGGCAGCAGTCAGCAATGCTGGCAGCAGAACAACGTGCCAGATTTATGGGTCAAGAGTTTGATCAAGCCTTTCAAGCAAAGGTAATGAACGCTAGTAGGATTAGTGACATTGCTAATCAAAACTTTACAGCAGAACAGCAGGTACAATTAGAAAACTCACGTGCTGCTAACACAATGAACTTACAGAATCTGTCTAATGCACAGGCTCTTGTAATGGCAGAAGCATCGGCATTAGCACAATTAGATACTGCTAATTTAAATAATCGTCAACAGGCTGCTGTGCTAAATGCACAAAACTTCTTGCAGATTGACATGGCTAACTTGTCTAATCAGCAGCAGACTGAATTGTTCAAGGCACAACAACGTGTGCAAGCATTGTTTACAGACCAAGCTGCAGAAAATGCAGCACGTCAGTTTAATGCATCTAGCCAGAATCAGGTTGATCAGTTCTTTGCAAGTCTTGCATCTCAAACTTCCCAGTTTAATGCTACACAGCAAAACGCACAGTCACAGTTTAATGCAGGTCAGGCAAATACTATTGCTAGATTTAACGCTGAACTAAACAATCAACGTGATCAGTTTAATGCCTCTAACCAACTTGTAATCGCACAAGCAAATGCACAGTGGCGTAGGCAGATTGCCACTGCAGATACTGCAGCTATAAATAGAGCGAATGAACTAAACGCTTCAGCAGTGCTGGATATTAGTAAGCAAGCATATAGCAACTTATGGAATTACTATTCTGATACAATGGAGTGGGCATGGACATCTGCCGAAAATCAAATAGATCGTGTCAATGCTTTAGCTATCGCTGAACTAGATGCCAAGACACGTAGTGAAATTGCAAATGAACAATCTTCTAATAATGCTGGGGCTGCTATCGGTAGTCTGATTGGCACACTAGGAAGCGCATGGATTTTGTCCTGTTGGGTTGCTCGTGAAGTATATGGTAAACAAAATGTGCAGTGGTTTATATTCCGCACATGGCTACAGTATGACTCACCCAAATGGTTTAAGAACTTGTACATGAAGCACGGAGAAACCTATGCAAAAGTAATATCAAAAGTGCCGCCACTAAAATGGGCAACTAAAAAGTTGATGGATTTAGTAGTAGAAAAAAAGAAGAGGAAACATCATGTCTCGTGCGCTTACTGACATTGTAAGAGCATATTACAATATGGATATTGAAAATATGCCTTCTGATAATGCTGAAAAACCAAAAGGTGGTTTATTATCTAAAACAACAAGCAATAAAATGAATGACGGTCTTGATTTATCAAATCCTGCTGTTCGTGTTGCTAAACAAATGCAGATAATTCGTAAACATAGGGATGAAATAAAAAATGGCTGAAGAATTTTTTGATGCTCCAATACCGGGCATGTCCTTAACACATGAACTAGGTGCAAGACCTTGGCAACAGCCTGCACAGTTTCCTACTGTAGACGAAGCTATTGAATACTACATGAGTAGCATGACTAGCGAAGAGTTTATGGAACAACTAATTGATGTTTTAGAAATGGGTGTACCTGTAACATCTATTGCAAATAGTATGCAACTTACCAGCGTTATGGAAGGAAAACATTCTGTTGATGTTGGTATGCTTGTAGTGCCTTTATTAATAGAACTAATTATGATGCTAGGTGATAGTGCTGAAATTGAATATGAAACAGGGTTACAAAATCCTGATAAAAAACCATTGCGCAATACGCAACTAGCTAAGTACGCTCTAAAGTATAAAAGAAGTTTATCTGAAATGGATGTGGAAGAAATGGTTGATACTCCAGAAGAAGAACCTGATGATCAACCTACAGGTTTAATGGCACGGAGAAAATAATGGGATTGTTTAGTGGCAGCTTTGGAACAGGACTAGTAACAGGTTTAGCAACGAGTGTTGATAAGTCTTTACGTAACGCTATGGATAAACGTGATCAAGAAATGAGTTCTGCACGTAAATTTTGGCAGCAAAGACAGGCGCAAAAACTAGATCAAAAAGAAGCCTATGATGCACGTGCAGAAAAAGCGTTAAGAAGAATGATTCAAGAAGCAGGTGATGATGTTGAATTAGGACTTGCGGCTTTTAATGCTGCTGGTGGTGATGCTGATTCTGTTGAAGCACTAATTAAACGCATTGATGAAACTCGTGCAAATAAAGGAACGTATAATCTACTGGATTCTCTTAAAGATGCAGATGGAAATGCGTTAAAATCGGGTGGCACTTCAATTAATATTGATGATGCTCTTAAATCTGTGCGCCAAGAATTAAAAGGCGTAGATGCAAGCAACATTAGTATTGTTGACCCGTTAGCAAACATAGGACTAGGGTTAAAAGGTGGTGCTGCACAATCTGCTGCTGATAGTGTTAATGCACTAATACCGCCAGAGACTGTAGAAAAAATAACAGGCATACCTGTAGGCACTCTTGATATGTCTAATATGCTTGAAGCAGAAAAGTATGCGCAGAATCAAAAGTTAATTGCCAAGCAGCTTACTCCTACACTAGCTGAAGCTAACGCAAGCATCGTACAAGAAATTATGGGACTTGACCCCACGTCTGCAACTTTTGCGGATGACTCTGCAAAACTAATACAAAAACAAAATACCATCTTAACAGCAATAGGTCAAGAAGCACAGGCTAAAGACACAGGTGGAGATGGTGCCTTGAGTGTTACTGGATTAAATGGTATATATCAAAATCAACTAACTAACTATCTAAGAGCAAAAGGTATTAACAATAAAGAACAATCCTACGTAGATGAAACGGGTGATGTGGTTTATGGTGATGGCAAAGGGTATATTACTGCAGTAGCTGCTCACAGTAAGGCATTTAATACTAAATTTATTAGCACTATACAGCGTGATGATGGTTCTTTTGGACCAGCCGCTGCTACTCTAATAGGCAATAATGTTAATTTACAGTCTATTGCTAGTGGCATGGCAGCAGCAGACGGTGATACTACAGATGCATCTTTATCAACAGGTGATGCTCCAGAGGTGCCTACTATTGATTGGTCGCAGAAGAGTGCTGTTGTTTCAGACCCTGCAGGATTTGCAGACCACGCATACAAAACAAAACCGAATATAACTGCAGATAGAATATACTCTATATTAACTAAGTCAGGAGTTGATCCAGAAGTTGCTGCAACACAAGCAGAAAGAATATACGCTTTGCAAGAGGCTGAAAAACAAGCTGCTGCTAATGCACCTAAATATGTTCCCGGTAAAGGACTTGTAAGTCCAGATGATGATAGTAATAACGTACCCCCTAAATATCAAGGTCCGGGTGGTTATGCTAAAAAAGCTAAATGGGATTCAATGTATGGTGCTACCCACAATCCTGATGGAACTCCCAAGTAATGGAAAAAGAATATAACCCATTAGAGGATCTTCTAGGCGTTGAGTCAGAAGAAGTTGACGCTCCTGCCGTTGACCCTGTTTCTGATGAGTACAATCCGTTAGAAGACTTATTAGGTTTTGGTGAACAGGAACAAGAGAACACTGTTCAACAAGAAACCATGCAGCAAGAAACTGTTGCTGCAGAAGAAGAAGCTGAGTACAATCCGCTTGAAGATTTAGAGAGTGATAATTTTCTAATACCAGAAGAGGATTCTACTGAATATGACCTTGATGTAGAAAAAACTTTTGATGAGTTTGCTGCTGATGAAGGTTATATAGAAAGCATTAAAGAGTATGCTGCGTCACGCTATGGTGAACGTGGTGTGGACCTGTTAAAAGACAAATCTAATCAAGAAGTGTTAGAATTATTTTTAACAGAGGTTCGTGCCTTTGAAACTAACAGCATTAATCTATCTGGTATGGTTGATTATATGCGTGGTGCTAGTGACGAAGACAAGCAGAATTTTGGTTACATATATAGTCAGCTAGAAAAGATGCCCGGTTTTCTGTCTGAGGGTGGTGGCTCTGCAATGAGTGCCGTAGCTGACTACGTTGGATTTTTCGTATCCGACCCCATAAACCTTATCGGCTTTGGTGCTGGTAGGGTTGCAACTGCTGGTGCGAAGCAAGCCATACTACAGACTTTTAAGACACAGGGTAAGAAAGCTGCTATAGAACAGGCAGGTAAACTATCTCTACAGGCTGCTAAGAAACCTCTTGCTGTTGAGATGACTGCTGATTTAGCATTGGGTACTGTAGAAGACCTTGGTAGGCAGACCATAGAAAAAGAAGCAGGTATGCGTGAAGATGTTAGTGCTGCAGAAGCTGCTATCGTAGGTGGATTAACTTCAGTATTGGGTGGTGTTGCTACTCTTACAGGTACTGCTATAGGGGTTAAGAAGAGTGCAAAAGAATTAATAGAAGAAGTAGAGACAGCCACTACAGAACTAGCTGAACGTGCAGCGAGAAATGAAGCAAAAGATATAGAAGATACAGGTTATACTTTTGATGCTGTAAATGGTAGAGAAATACTAGAGGCTATCGACTTAGAAACAAGGACAACTGCCAGAGGTGCATCCTTAACACAAGCAGAACTACAGGTTGAAATCACAAAACGTATTACTAAAGTTGCCACAGAGGTAATTGGTGATATGGTATCACAAAATAAAATTCCTATTGGCTTACAGGAAATGATAGACAATGGTGCTAAAGCATCTGACGTTGCCCGTGTAGTTCTCAGTGGAGAAAATATAGATAGCACAATACTTGATGGTGCTATAGCACGTGCAGGTATGTCTGTTAAGGACTTCTTAGATGTAAGTGGTGTAAGCCTTAGTGATGCTGCAAAAACTATGCAGTCATACAGCGAAATAGGTAAGTTATTAAACCGTGTAAATGAATTAGACCCTAAACTAGCCAAAGAATTAAATGATTCTTTTGGTACAGACGATGCTGCTGCAGGTATTATGTCAAAAGGGCATGATTTTATGATGCGCCTAGACCGTGAACGCCGTGCATTTATGGTGTCACAGATAGCTACAACCGCACGTAATATAGCGACAGCGGAAATGA